GTTACGCCGAATTTTTGCTCGAAACCGCACAAAAGGAAGTAGATACAGCCACAGTCGCTGACCACAAGGTCGCGGCGTTAAAATTTCGCGTAGCGGCCTGGCGGGCCGAGAGGGTTCTCAATCATTTCGGTTCAAAAACGAGAACCGAAATCTCCGGCCCTGATGGCGGGGCTATTCAAGTCACTTCTGCGATCGAGCTAACTGATGAGCAGCTCGCCGCGATTGTGGCAAAGGGCTAAAACCGATGGTCACGAAAAAAGAGGCGGCGAAAGAGGTCCTGGGCGGAAACGTATTCAAAGAAGAATACATTCAGTATTATCAAACGCCACCGGAAAAATTCGACAAGATCGACTTTGTGGCCGGCACGGTGTGGGGCAAGGTGGGCGCGAACGCTTACTTGCTCGAGGGCTAACACCGATGGTTACGAAAAAAGAGGCGGCGAAAGAGCTATTAACTCGCCGCGAGGCGCGTAACTCCCTCGCCGCGTATATCCGCTACACTACTCCAGGGTACATCGCTACGGTATTTTCAAGTAGAGTATGCCATGCCCTAGATGATTTCATCAAAGACTTAGTCGCGGGCTTACGCCCCGTCCTGGTCTTTAACGCTCCGCCGCAAAGCGGAAAGTCGGAGATCGTAAGTAGAAAGCTTCCCGCATATCTGCTAGGCAGATACCCCAACTTACGCATCGCGGCAGCGAGTTATTCCGCTACCCTTGCGGACGCCATGAGCCTGGATGTTAGACGTAACATTACTGGAGGCGCGCACCTCCAGTTATTCCCCGTGAAAGAATCCAACAGCCGGTATGCCAGGGACACTAACCGCGAATTTAGCTCCCCCAACGGTACCGGCAGTTACATTTGCGACGGCGTTGGAGGCGGATTCACCGGGCGAGCCGCCGATATTTTCATCGTGGACGACCCCACCCGGAACGCTCAAGAGGCACTGAGCGAGACGACCAAAAACGGGCAGTGGGAGTGGTACCAAGCCGTCCTGAAAACGCGCCTTTCCGCTAACAGCGGTCAGATTTTAATGGCAACCGCCTGGGCACAGGACGACCTTCGCGGTCGCGTGCTCGACCTATACGCCGGTAACCCCCGACTTATAGAACTAAAGTTCCCGGCGATTAATGCGCTGACCGAAATAGGGTATGACCCCGACTTACCGCTTGGTGCGCTCGTGCCCGAGCTTCATCCGATTGAGCAGTTACTGGAAATCAAGGCTGAATCCTCCGACTACTGGTGGTCCGCTTTGTATCAGCAAAGCCCCCAGGTCCTGGGCGGAAACGTATTCAAAGAAGAATTTGTCCAGTACTACCAGGTACCCCCGGAAAAATTCGACAAGATCGTAACTTCATGGGATTGCACGTTTAAAAACACGGATGGCACCGACTTTGTGGCTGGCACGGTATGGGGCAAGGTAGGCGCTAACGCTTATTTGCTCGACACCGTTCACGACAGGCTCTCTTTCTCAGCCACTGTGGCGGCGGTCGTAGCCCTTCACAACAAATTCCCAAGGTCAGAAATTCTCATCGAAGACAAAGCCAACGGTCCGGCAGTTATCGACACGCTGAAATCTCATGTTCCCGGAATCATCGCAATCGAGCCCGATGGTAGCAAGCTTGCGAGGGCGCACGCCGTCACTAGTTATTGGGAGGCCCGTAACATCTGGCTTCCAGACCCCGCCATTGCACGCTGGATAAAGCCATTTCTGGCGGAGCTAACCGCTTTCCCAGCAGCCGCTCATGACGATTGGGTTGACAGCCTCACACAAGCAATCCGGAGGTTATACCCGCTTTTTGGGAAGCTGAACATCTCGCAAGCCGCGCTGAACAAAGCCATGGGGCTTGGCAGGTAGAGTTAGAGTTATTAACTCGCAATACGGAGTTACTAACTATGAGCGAACAGATGCGAATTTCGGCGAAGGCGCGTTGGGCAAGAGCCCGCGAAGCCAAGACTGTCACACCACAGGCACAACGTGCCGCACAGCGAGAAAATCTCTCTCTTGCCGTATCCAAAGCCCGCAACCCCGGCAACCCTGGCTTCCCGTTGCAAGCCCCCGTACTCCCCCCTGGAGTTATCCCCAGGGGTGTTCGTGCCGCTGTTGCCATGGACAGCGATATCCCAGGTATCGCCGATTCCTACGCCTATCTTCTTAGTAACAGCATGGGCAACAGCGGCTTCGTCGGCTTTCCAGGTTACCAGTACCTCGCGATGCTCAGCACACGGGCGGAGTATCGCGCCATCGCCGCAGCCTTGTCCACCGAACTAACTCGCGAATGGATAGAATTAAACTCGACCGAAGCAGCGGATGACAACGACGTCAAAGATAAGATAACCAAAATCCTCGCCGAATTCTCCCGCCTACACGTGCAGCAAACGTGTCAAACGATGCTTTTTAACGACGCTATCTACGGGCGTGGGCAACTATTCATCGACATCAAAAACCAGGACCGAAGTTTGCCGCTGGTGATGGACAAAAGAACTATCGCCCTTGGCAGCTTAGAAGCCGTTAGAAACGTTGAGGCATTATGGACATCCCCAATGTCATACAATGCGCTCGACCCCGCCGCCAGCGACTTCTATCGCCCGACGAAATGGTTCATGCTTGGGCAGCTTGTCGATTCTACACGGCTACTTACCGTCGTAACTCGCCCCTTGCCCGATCTTCTCAAGCCAGCCTTCAACTTTTCAGGCATGTCTCTCAGCCAACTCGCCGAACCCTATATCAACAACTGGCTGAGAACACGGCAATCTATCGCCGACCTAGTCAACAATTTTTCTATCATCTCGCTATCGACATCGATGGATCAAGTCTTACAAGGCAATGACGACGGCACCAACCTGTTCAAGCGTGCCGAGTTATTCACATTAACTCGCCAAAACAAGGGCGTCTTTCTGCTCGACAAAGATAGGGAAGTGCTAGAGCAGTTAGCTGTGCCTCTTGGCGGCTTGGCGGAGTTGCAAAGCCAGAGTTGTGAGCAGATATCGATAGTCTCCCATATTCCTAAGGTAATCTGGACGGGGGAAGGCTCAAACGGTCTTAACGCTTCCGGCGAAAGTACGGGAGAGCTGGCAATGTGGTACGACTGGATTCACGCCCTCCAGGAGGCCCACTTGAGACAACCCCTCGAAACAATTTTGAAGATTGTGCAGCTAAGTCTTTTCGGCGAAATCGATGAAAATATTATCCTCGACTTCAAGCCGCTTCTGCAATTGAGCGAGAAAGAACTCGCCGAAGTTCGGACGGCAAATGGTAACACCGATGCCGCGTACATCGACCGTGGCGTGCTCGACCCAAGTGAAGTCAGGGAGAAGCTAGCTCGCGACCCAGAGTCGGGCTATAACAACCTGCGGCTCGATTTGGATATAGAGCCGCCCGAGGACAACGATGAAATCGATGAAACCGAAACCGAAACCGACCCTGGTAAGGGCGACAAGAGCGAACGCGGGGCTAAGGATAAAGTACAAAGCGCAGCTTGATGCTCTCATCGCCGAGATGCATAATAGCGTTCTGCGGGACATATCCGCCTTATACCCGAGTTATAAGCCATTGGCGCAAGATGCCACACCCTTCCAGTTAATGCTGGCGGCGTTTCGCGAACTGAAACGCCGTTGGTTGGAGAAATGGGACGCTGCGGCAGAGACCATCGGGTCAAGTTACGTTACACACCAATTTAAAGCCACCGACAGCGCGATGCGGTCGGCGATGAAGGACGTTGGGTGGGCGGTAGATTTTCATCTGACGCCTGCCATGCGCGACGCCCTGGATGCCAGCATCGCGGAGAACGTTGGACTTATAAAAAGTATCCCGCAACAGTATCTCGCGCAGGTGGAGGGCATCGTCGCCAGGAGTTATACCGTAGGTCGAGACCTCGGCACAATGACAAAAGAATTGCAGGCTCTCTATCCCATGACTAAGCGTCGGGCACAGCTCATCGCACGAGACCAATCGAACAAACTAAACGCCGTCGTCAATCGAACAAGGGCTCTCGAACTTGGGCTTACTCAAGCCGTGTGGATACATTCAGGCGGCGGTAAGACGCAGCGCCCCGGTCACGTCGAGGCGGGGGCCAAGCGACTGGTTTACAACGTCGCCGAAGGCGCATATCTTGACAGCCGAGGTCCGGGCGGCAAGCCAAAAATGGGTTGGGTATGGCCGGGGACTGAAATAAACTGCAAATGCGTTAGCCGCCCGGTTCTACCCTATCGGCAAGTCTCAACTTAGTCTTAAGTTGAGACCAATACTAGATTTGTTAGCATGGGGAAATAAATGCCAGTTCACGAAATTACAATGCCGGACGGCTCCACGGGCTATCAATGGGGTAGCCGTGGCAAAAAATACAAGAACCGCGCCGACGCCGAGCGCCAGGGCGAAGCTGCCTATGCCAGCGGCTATACTGGTGACCTCGCCCTGGATGCGTCTGCCCGTTCGGTTGACATCGATGGGCGCTTGCATATCGCCTTGAGCCACATTTCCAAGGCAATGGTCTGCCCTTATTACGGCTGGGAAATTCCTGACTTTGAAAAGCTGGGACTCGATTCGGACAAACTTTATTATTTGCTTCGCCCGCCCGAGGAACTGCAACGGGCGGCACCAACCTTTGCCCGCCTGC